CGGCGACGCGCCGCCGCCGCCCGTTCCGTCTAATGTGTCGATGGCTAGGCCATCTTGACGATCCAGCGGTAATCCAGCGGCGCGCCGCCGAAGATGTACCGCGTCTTGGTCCGCATCGAATCGAACTCGAACTCGTGGCCCGATCCCTTGACCTCGACCGACGTCGTCGGCTTTTGCTGGCCTCGGAAGAAGCCAACCTCCACGGTGTCGATCTGCGACGGATCGGCGGCGAGGTACGAATTGCCCGACGTGACGTAATTCGTCGCGATGACCTCGAGTCGACCGTTGAAGAAATTGCCGGCGGCCTCGGTCGTCGTGTTTCCGGTGATGAGCATCGCTGAGCCGACGAGACGATGCGCGATGACTTCGGCATCCGGATTCACGATGAGGAATCGCGGGACGAGGTCGAGCTTCTCGCCGTCGTCGCCGGTCTGAGTCCGGAGCTTGTTCCACGCGCTTTCGAGCGTCGCGAGAGAGAGAGCGCCCGACACCAGGTTGTTGTGATTCGCGTGGAAGAGAGTTGTCGAATCGTTTCCGAGTGTCGGGTTCGCATCGATCAGCGTGTTGAAGACGAAATTGAGGACCGTCCGCGCGGCCGCGGCGCCGAATCGTTCCATCGTCCGGCCGAGGCGACCGAGCTCGTCGTTCGCCATCGCTTCGAGGCTCCATGCCTCGATATTGCCGTACTTCTGGACGCGCCAGTTTTCCTCGGCTTCCTTGAACTTCTTGACCGTGTACGGTGCATCCTCCGGCACGAGATCCAGAGACGCATAGCTTCCGGATCGTTGCGCCCGTTGGAGCTTGAAATCGTTGGCCGCCGTGACCGTCGCGATCTTGCGCCAGACATCCGCATTCGGCACGTTGTCGAATCCGATCATCGCCCGCTTGTGGGCGACGTCGGAGGTGATCTTCGTGAAGAAATCCGACCCGATGGATTCGCGCAACGTGCCCAGTGAGCACGCGATGGCACCGTCGCCGATGCGTTCGATCAACCGCTTTCGTGCGACGAGCAAGCGGTCGCGACTCACGGATTCGAGGAGATTCTCGAACATGATGCCCCCTTTCTACAGCGTGGCGGTGGTCACGCCGCCCTCGTTGAACTCGAACACGACCGTCCCACCCGACGCAGGATCGGTCTCGATCACGACGCCGAGCGGAACGTTGCCGGGCGATCCGCCGTCGACCTCGTGATTCGCGGCGAGTGCGATGATGTCGCCCATGTCCGGATCGAACCCGGTCGCGGCCGTCCCGGAGAACCGTCCGGAACGATAGATCGCGATCGTGTCACCGGTCGCCGCGGTCGATGCCGCGAAACCGTAGACGGTGTCGCCATCTCCTGCGACGACGACGCCATTCGTGCCGAGCTTCACCGCCTCACCGGCGTTGATCGCGCCGGCCGCGCGCATCGTCACGCGACGGTTGTCGCCGCGCGGAACAAATGAACCGAGAGCCATGACGACCCCTCCTAAGATTGAGTGAACGAGGCGAGCGGATCGAAGAGGAACTCGACGAACCCCGCCGTTTCCGGATCGGTCCCGACGACCGTTCCGAGTGAAACATTCCCGATCGAGCCGGTATCGAGCTTTCCGGACGCGTCGAGATAGACCTGGTCTCCGACCGCGAAATTGACGCCCGTCGCCGCAGACCCGATGACGCGCATCGATCCGCGGAGGACGGTGACATAGGAGCCGGTCGACCCGGCGGTCGCGGCGAACCCGTCGACCTGGTCGCCGTCACCGGCCGGCGTGACGCCGTTCGCTCCGTATTTGAGCGCATCGCCGACGGCGATCGTCGCGAGCGCCTTCGCGGTGTGCGTCTCGCCCGCGTGTCCGATGACTCGGAAATCGGCCACGGCCTACTCCTTCTTTTCGTCCGGAGCGACTCCGAGGAGCTCTCCGAACGCGTTGACCGTCTCCTCGACGATCTTCTTCGCCTCGTCGTTCGACTCCTCGCCACCGAACTCTCCGGCGCCATCGGTGAGCGACTTGGGCGGCTTCTTCGACTTGTCCTCGGCTTCCGGTTTCCACCCCGCCGATTCGAGCAGATCGCGATGATCGGCGACCACCTCGGCGACGCGTTTCGCATCGACCTCGAGCCCGGATTCGACGGCGGCGGTGAGGATCTCCTCGCACCGCTTGACCGCCTTCTCCGGCATCCCGGCATTCTCGGCCTTCTTCATTTCTTCGGCGAGGAGCTTCGCCGCGTCCGCTTGCCCGGCCCGGATCTTGAGCGCGTCGCGCTCCTCCGTCACCGTCTTGAGGTCACCGTCGCGGATCTCGGCGCGGCCCTGCTCCTTGATCTCTTCGACGAGGTCGGAGCGGGCGGCGATCAATTCGGCGAGCGTGAGCTTGGTAAGGTCCATATCGTCCCCTTTCGTTTGTGGTTTCATGGCGCCGACCGCGCGGCGCTTGAGCGACTCGAACGCGACCCCGAGGCGATGCGCGATGCCGCGGAGTTGGTCGTCCGGCGGCCGCACCGTATGCCCTCGGGCGATGTCACGGATGACATCCTCCTCGACGTCGATCGCCTCGGCGAGCTCGCCGAGCGTGACCCCTTGCGACGCGCACGCCGAGAGAATGAACTCGCCGAGCGTCGTCCCCTCCGATTCATGGAGTCCCTTCGTCGTCCCCGGCTCCGTGACGACATCGACCGATCGGACCGAGACGATTTCGGTGATGACCGACCACCCCTCGCGGTCCTGCGACGGCTTCTCGATCCCGAGCGCGTTGTGGGACATCCCGACCGCCGTCGGGTCGTCCTCGGCGATCGCGAGGAAATCGTCTCCCGGGCGCCTCTTGAACGCCCGGATGTCCGCCTTGATTTTGCCGTCGCTGGTGAGGACCGGTGATCCCTTGACCACGCGACCGATGAGCTCGCGCACCTTGCGGGCCCCGGGATAGTCGGGATGGTCCTCGTAGATTTTCACGCCGTCGTAAAGCGGGAGTGCCGCCTCGAGCGTCGCGCGCGGATAGATGCGCCGCCGCGTTGGACTTTCTGGACCGATGAGGACGACGCCTTTAACGATTCGCGAATCCTTCGCGACCTTGGCCTCCGAGAGATCGAGAGCGCCTCCGAAATCGTCGACGATCTCGACGACCGCGGGAGCGGCCGGCGCGGCCCCCTCCTCTTTCAGCGCCGTATACCTCGCGACCTCCGCGGTCGTGTCCATCGAGTCCCCCGTCGATTTCCCGCGTTTCGCGGCTCCCGCTTTTCCCGCGCCGCCGGCGCCGACCGAGAAACAGATCCGGAACGCGGCGGCGGTCGAGAAACCCTTTTTTTCGAGTTTCGTCACGCAACGCGCGAACGTCGGGCCGAACTTATCACGCCTTCGCTGTCCTGGCGGCATGACGAAACCATAGAGCGGATCGGCCACGGAATGCAACGGACGCGCGATTCTGCGCGAGAAAACGCGCGACATATGCCGACGCCGTCCGATTATGACGAGCGCAACAATCGCCGTCGCAATGTTCGGAGCGGAATCGGTCGATGCGTTCGGTCCGTCTGAAAATCGCGGAGCCGGAATCGTCCGGAACGCCAGAGGTCCGCGCGGCCTTTGCCGAGGATGTCGTTCGCGACCGAGTCCGGTTGCGTCTTGAGCCACCCGGCGAATGAGAGCTCGCCCGGAACTTGACCGTTCATCGAGGCTTTCGACGCGGGCGAGAGCGCCGCCCCCGGGATGCCGAGCTCCTTCCATGATTTTGTGATCGGAGTATAGACGCACCGGCAATTCGGATGAATCGGGATTCGGATTCGCCGGTCGAATGCCTCGCCGACGAACCGGCGCCCGTCGTTCCCGGCGCATACCGGACACGTCCGGCGATCGAACGTCGCCTCATAGACGACCCCCTTAACGACGTCGCGATTCGCGGCGAATAGCTCGCCGTTCGCCTCGTTCGCGATCGTCTGCGTCGCGGTCCTGGCGACGTCCCGGGCCCGACGCCCGGAGTCCTGTAGGATCGCGCGGACACGTCGAATCATCGTCTGCATGTCGTCGCCCTGGAGCGCGCCCACGCCGAGCTCCCGGGCGAGCGCGGCGAGGTCGTTGTCGAGGCGCCGCGAGTACCACCGGCCGAGAGATTGACCGAGGACGTCGACGTTCGCGACATCGAGGACGGCGGCATTCGGTCGCGCGATTCGGACCCATTGGAGCACGTCGTCCGGGATCGATCGCTCGAAGATCGCGACTCCCGTCTCGATCTCGGCATCCCATAGGTCGCGGAGGACGTCGTCGAATGCGCCGCGGGTTTGCCGGTTGAGCTCGATGAGCACCTCGGCGAGCTCGTTCGCGACCGCGCCGCGGAGCTCCTGCGAGAATCGTCCGGGACCGATGCCGCGCGCGAACGCGGCGCGCATCCGAGCCGCGAGCTCCCGGGCGGCCTGTGAGTAGGCGGCGCCGAGGTCCGCGATCAATCGGTCCGAGACATGCGAGACGACGACCGTGCGGCGCAAAATCGCGTCGGCGAGCTCGCGATTCGTCGACGGGCCACCGGACCCGAGCCCCGAGTCGATCTCGATGAGGTCGCGTTCGAGGCGCGAAATCATCTCGCGCGTTCCTGCGGATATGGTAGGTCGTCGAGAGTGCGCGGCGTTCCGTACCGAAAAAACCGACGGCCGAAGAACCGCACCGCTCGGAAGTAGATGTAGGCCATCATCAGGTGGAACGGTCGCCGCCATACCTTGAGCCGCGCGGCATCGGTCACCATCGCGCCGAAAAACCGCGCGTCGGTGTCGAGGCGGTCCTCATCGTCGCCGCCGACCCAATATCCGAAATCATGCTTGTCGCAATCGGCGCGGAACATGAATTGAGGCGGTCGAATCCATCCTCCTTTCCCGCCGCACCCGTTTGCGATCGTCGTGCGGAACCACCGCCATTGATTCGCTGATAGATCGGATGGCGTCAATCTGTCCGGGTTCATCGCCGCCCCCCCGAGACGACGCGACCGGCGTCCGGAACCGGCGCCCCTTTCGGACCACGGGTCGGAGCTGCCCTCTTAAACGCCGCGGAGTCCGGATCGTCGAACGGTGCGCGAGGCGACGGCAGAGTCGCGCGGTCGCGCCTCATCGCCTTGGCGACCCTGTCCCGGGCCGCGGCGTTGCGTCGCTCGTAATCGTCGAGGAGAGCGTGACACGCCTCCTCGAACGATCGAGACCCCACGGCCTCACCGTGGAGCTCGGCCGCGCGCGCCATGAGGTCGAATGTCTCCATGAGGTCCGAGACATTCGTCACGCGCCCGCCCGGGACATCGCGCCTCATCTCGATGACGAGGTCCGGACGGGTCGACATGATGGCGGCGATGAGCCCTCGTTTCGCCTGCGCCTTGAGCGCGGCGGCGTATTCCTCCGGCGTCATGACCGATCCGACGGCCGCGGCCGCCGCCCTCCTTTTCCGTCGTCGCCGGGATCATCGGGCCGCTCGGGACGGCCGCCCTTGGATCGCGCCGGCTTCGGATCGAGGTCGAATCCGTCCTCCTCGGCCCGCTCGCGTTCGAGGCGGTCCTCCTCGACCTCCGGATCGAGACCGAGGCGCTCGCGGACGGTCTGTTTCGAGACGATGCCGCGATCGACGAGCGGCGTCCACGCGTCCGCCTCGCGCTTGATGTTGCGCCGCATGACCGACGCGCGCGGTATCGAGAACTCCTCCGTCCCGGCACCGGTCAATTCCGAGACCAAGCGTTCGAGGTCGGGAATCCAGACCGACTCTTGGAGACCCTCGAACATCGCCACGACGGGCGAGTCCTGGGACATGAGCGCGGCATAATTCGTGTCCGTCGGATTCGAGACGATGAAATAGACCGGGAGTTGCACTCCCGACGCGATGATCTCGATGAGCGTCCTGCCATCGTGGCGCGCGTCCGACGCATCGAGGTCGAACTTGGGAAACGCGTATTCGGTCCCATGCGATTCGGTGATGAGCGATCCCGGAGGCGGTAGCTTCTTGACCCGCGCGGATTCCGCGGTGACCCGGGCGGCGCCGCCGCGGACCTTGCGCACGAGCGGGACGCGCGACCGCGCGAAATTGAGCCAGTGCCGATTCTCCGCGAACTTGTCGAACATGCGGAGCCACCGGAGCACCGGAAACAGAATCGAGACGCCGCGTGTCAGATTTCCGATGTCCTCGTGAGTGTGGTGGATCACGTCACCATCCGCGAGCATCGTCTCGAGGTCGGAGCGCAGATATCCGAGGACGTTTTCGACGTCGCGCGGTGACCCGGAGTCATACTCAGGATCTCCAGACGTGATGACGCGATCGACCTGATCGGGCCCGAGACCACGGACCGTCTCGCGGGATTTCGTCTGGAGCTTGCGCCGGACGTCGAGCGACGTCTCCGACCGCGCGATCTCGAATGCGAGCGGTAATAGGACGGTGAACCATTCGCCGAGGAGGTAGGTGTGCCGGTAGATTTTCCGGAGCATTCGCGACCATTGAACGCGCCGCGCGATCTTTTTCCAATTCTGCGCGGCGGCCGGCGTCTTCCAGCGCACGCGACCGAATCCGTCGCCCACCGTCAGATTCACATAGTGCCCGATGATGTTCTTCACGAGCGGGTTGTGGCCTAACATCCAGTAGAGATATCGGACCATCGTCGCCCGCGGCGAGTGACCGAACACGGTCGATGCCGGCGAGCCGCCGCCCGCCTCGACCCACAGCGCATCTTCGGCGCCGAGCGCCGCGGATTGCGACGTGTCCCCGGTCGCGAATGGTGCTCCGCCGATCTGCGGACCGCCGACGATCGCCTCGCGGAGCTCGTCGAACATCGCCGACGGGTCGAGGTCACCGCCGGCGACCGCCCGAGCGAGAGCGGCCTCCTCCGCCTCGATCATGGGATCGACCATCGATCGCGCCGGATCGAGGAGGAGCTCGTCATATCGCCCGCTTTCGATGTCGTCTCGGAGCGTACCGCTCATGATTCGACCTCCCGTCCCTCGACATCGACAATCTGTTTCATGTCGTTCGCGGCCGCGAGTGCTAGTTCGCGTCGTTTCTCCGCCGGGAGCGCGCGAATCGCCTCGGCGAGCGCCGGATTCCCCGTCCCCTCCAAGACGACGACGATCGATCCGACGGTGACGTTGCCGCCTGAATCGTCACGCCCGGGCAACCGCGAATTGACGTTGACCTGCACCCCGGCTTTGCCGAGGTCGAACACGTCCGCGATGAGCTTGAGCGCTCGGAACTGTGTGCGCTCGTCCACGACGACGACTTTTTCGAGCTCGCCGTCCTCTCCCTCGACGAGCGCCGTCTTCGGCTTGTAGCGCGGAGCGATGTCGCGCTCGAGCTGGTATTTGTCGACCGGGAGGAGCGGGCGGAATCCACGCGCCATCGTGCCGACGAGCTCCGCCCATTGACGGATGCCCATGCCGGTCTCGGTGAGCGCCTCGCGCGCCTCGCGGACCAATCGTCGAGACGTGCCCATTACGGAGTCGCGAGGAGGTTGATTCGGAGGTCGATTCCGGTGCCGGTTCCCCCGGTGTCGATCTTCGCGCGGACTTCGCCGTAACAGTCCGCGTCGACCTGCGTCTTGATGACCAGTTGGGTATGACCGGTCGCCGTGATCGACGCGGTCGCCGATCCGAGATTCGTCGGCTCGCCCCCCTGATGGGTGCGAGTCTGCAATTGCACGGTGAACGAACCGGACGCGATCGCGACCGTCTCGATGTCGATGCGAATGCCCGCCCAATAGGCGGCGAGGTCGACCCACTTGGAGTAGCCGATGCCATTGTCCGGGACGACCGAGCTCGGCCCGTCCGCCGCCACGATTTCTTGCCTGAGTGCCATTATCCGAGACCTCCGTCGAAAGTGTAGAACGACTCGTTGAATCCGGCCGGCGCGAGCTCGCCGCCGGTGTTGTCTTCCGGTATCTCCGCCGGCTCGATCGATGATACCTGGAGACCTGCGATCTCATCATAGACCATCGCGTGCGCGAAGTGATCCGGTTTCCGCTTGGCGGTGTAGCGCCGCGTTATCACCCCGTTTTGGTCCGTCTTCTCCTCCACGATGAGATTCATGAGGTGACGCGACACCGATTGAGGCTCCGTCGGGAGATCGCGCGGGAGGAGAATCGAGCCATTCCGGAACCGAGCGAAAACGCGGTCGAGCGCCTCGGTCCGGTTGATTCGGACGAAACCGCCGCGCATTCCGAACGGGCCGCTCGGTCCGGCATCTGAGTCCGCCCAGTCGACCCACTGGCAGAGCTCCATCATGCGGTCCGGATAGTAAGCGAGCCAGACGACGTCCGGATGCCGCGCTTGGAAATCTTTCGCCGCGCGATTCTCCGGCAACGCATCGATGACGCAACATGAGACGCCGTGCCGCGTGAGGATCTCGTCGAGGTCGTCGAACTCCGTCACCATGTAGCACGCGATCACACGGCGGCACCGCGAGCCCGTTCCAGAGTCGGGCCACGACGAAAGCGAGACGTGGAGGAACTTCGGCCCTTGGTCGACGCCCATCGAAATCCGTCCGGAGCTCATCGCAGTCATGAGGTATGGGTCGCGGTCTTTCGCAGAGCGAATCTCACCGCGGGTCAATTGCTTGTGCCCGCCCGCCCACGGTTCGCCGAGCTTGCTATTCCAGAAGGTGCGGAGCGCGGTCGGGTCGTCGTTTTCTTTCGCATCGAGGTACGCCCGGACGAGTGATTCTGCGGTCTCGTTCGGTGAATAGAGCTGGGACACGGCGAACCCGCGGACCGGGTTACCTGGGTCGTCGTGTCGCCACCGTCCCGCCTCGATCATGTTTCGGCGCTCATCCTCGGACCATGTCCCGCGGCATTTCGCGCATCGCCACGCGGGCGGCTCGCGATCCGGGTCGAGATTCTTCCCCCAGAGAATCGGCTGGTCCGCTCCGCAAGCGGGACAATCGACGATCCATCGGCCGCGTGAGCTCGCGCGAAACATGGCGTCGATGCCATGCCCGGCGAACGTCGGAGTCGAGATCGCGACTTCACGGCGGAACTCGACGGCAATCCCGGTCAATCTCTCGCGTGCGAGCGGGATGGCCTGCGGATTGAGACGGTCGACCTCGTCGAGGATGAGCGTCGAGACCGGGATTTCGAGGAGACCGGCCTCGGAGTTGGAACCCCGGAAATACCAATTGTTGCGCTCGATCCGCTTGTGCTTCGGATTGCTGGCGGCGATCGACAAACCCGAGAGCGCCGGCGACATCTCGAACAGCGGGTCGACGCGGGCCTGGACGAATGTCCGGATTTGCTCGTCAAGAGGTAGGACGGTGAGGACGTCGCGGCCGATTCCGATCGAGTGAATCGCGATGTTCAGCGCGAGCTCCGTCGCGCCGATCTGCGAACCCTTCATGATGACGACGCGCGAGGCGCCGCAATCATGCGGCTCGATCAGGAACGGGCGGCCGCGGAATCCATAGGGAACGATTCGCCCGGTCTCGCGGTCTCGAATCCGGCGGACCTGCTCCGCGTATACCGACGGCGTTGCGCGAAGCGCCTCGATCGCGAGCTCCGCCGCCGTGCTCATGTGATCCGGATCCCGTCGATGTCACATGCGCGGACCTGGCGCCGCTTCGCGTCGACGTCGAGGACGATCTCGCGGCGGTCACCGTTGCGGTCTATCACCTCTGCCGCGACATCAAATCGATGAGTCTCGCGCTCATGAGCCCGCAGAAATGGCGACGCAATCCGCGCCGGCGGATCGAGGATCGACTCGATGAATCGACGACCGATCGCCAGCGCTTGAATCCGTCGATTGTGCGCCGCTCGGAGGATTGCGTCAATGTGTTTTGCGAATTGTCCCATGTCGCACCCATTTCGTCCCGCGCCGTCAGTCTATCACGGACGGCTGCGAAATCCCGCGATTCGCGCCGGTCCGCCCGGCGATAGGACGATGCGGGCGCAAAAACGGGAGCCCTCGGCGCGACCGAGGACTCCCGGGAATCGAGAGCGTCCGCGCGACCGCCTTCGGCGGCGCTCGATCGATTATGTGATCTGCCAGAGACAATTCGCGGCGGATGTGAAGACGTGGAGTATGACGAGGACCGTCTCGCCGGCATTGATCGTCACGGCCCCTCCGGTGATTTTGCGATGCGAGACGAGCGTCCCCGACCCGCTCGCGATCGAGAGCGCGACCGCGCCGCCCGTCTGATTGTAGAGGCGGATGTAGCGCGCTTGACCCGCTGTCGCCGAGGTCACGCCGGAGACCGAGAGCGCGAGCGTGGTCCCCGAGGTCTGCCGGAGCTCGCGCCACCGTCCGATGTCGAGACTCTCGGAGACATCGACATCGTGAGTCGTTGACACCGCCTCGACGCGGATGTTCGCCGAGCCCACCGGCTCACTGAATCCGTCGGCTCCCGCCGGCCCCGCGGGCCCCTGTGGTCCGGACGGACCCGCCTGGCCCACCTCGACAGTCGAGAGCGTCGGGACATCGAGTGAGACGCCGACCTCCTGCGCCGCCTCGACTTCGACGACGGTCGGCGCCGCCACGACCGAGACGCCGTGGTCGACCTCGACGGTGACCGCCGCGGTCGTTCCATCGACGATGACGACGTCGGTCATGGCAGAGAGTCCGTCACGGCGGCGACGAACGTCGCGATCCCATGCAGGAACCGCCGGCGCTTGCCTGTGCCGTCGAGCCAAAAGACATCGTATTCGTGGGTTCCCGCCGGCGCCCCCACGGTCGAGCCGGTGATCCGCACCTGTCCGTTGGCGGCCGGGCCCTCGATCGCGACGCCGAGCGTCATGACCGCGGTCCCGTCGGCCTGGTCGACCTCGCCCGCGAAAGTGTACCCGGTGAGGTCCAGCGGCGACCCCCCCGACGTGATCGTCGCGAGGATGTCGATGTCCTCGCCCACCGCGACCTCGAAGTTGTATGCGCCCACGATTCCCTCCTAATCGAAAAGGTCGAGCGGCTCAAACCGCTCGGCGAAAACCTCGATGTCCGCCGGCGGCGCCCCGCATTGTCGGCATGGCGACTCATCGGTGCGACCACAATACTCCAGCGGACCAATCCGTCGAACCTCCGCCGGCGCGCACGTCGGGCAGAGCGGGATCAATTCGGAGCATTCGCCCGCCTCCGCCTTCGCGCGCTCTCGGTAGAGCGCGATCGATCGCGTCTCATTCGACATCTTCGTCCTCGGTGTAGAGCTCGACGAGCGAGCGCGGCGCCCGCCGGACGAGCGCTCGGGCCTGCGCCATCATCCCCGCGTCGCGGTCGTCGCTCGGCTCGGTGCGCCCCCGGTCCGCGTGGGCGAGCGCCAGCACGACGCGGAACATCCGCGGCGCCTCTTCGAGGAGGTAGTTGACCGCCTCGCGCACCCGCCTCTTTTCTCCCGTCGTCAATCCCTCGATCATGTCAATCCCCTCATGCCACGACCCCCGCCTCGGCCTCGTGCCGGCGGATGATCGCCGCGACCTGCTTGTGCGTCCAGCGCGCGCCGCGGGCGGTCCGTCGCCCCTCGGCGTCGAGGACCGCCGCGATCGCTCGATAGCTGTTGCCCGCCTCGCGGAGGCGGATGATTCGGTCGATCGTCTTTTGCGCCGCCTCGTCGCGGACGCGGACGCCGCCCTCCATTCGCACGCCGAACGGGAGCGCGCCCACGGCCTCGCCGCGCGCCTTCTTCGCCCGGAGCGCGAGCTTGGTCCGGGCGGAAATCATCATGCGTTCGTAGATTGCGAACGCATCGGTGAGCATCTCCATGAGCGCGGCGTTCGCCTGCTCGACCGGGTCGGTCGAGTCGACCTCGCGCGCGTCGGCCACGACGAGACGGGCGCCGCGCCGGCGGATCAATGCGTCGACCATCGCCAGCGGGAGGCGGTCCCGGCCGATCCGGTCCCGACGCGCGACGATCAAGACGTCTCCGTCGTCGAGAGCGGCGAGCGCGGACATGAAGCCTTCGCGCTCGTCGAGAGCGGTCGTCCCCGAGACCTTGTAGTCGTCGTGGATCTCCGCCAGCGCGACGCCGATCTCCGCCGCCTTCTCGCGCAACGTCTGGTGTTGCGCCTCGAGGCCGAGCTCGGAGTCGCCGGGCTTGGGGCTGATTCGCGCGTAGCCGATGGCCTTGGTCATGGTCGCCTCCATTGTTGACGCCATCCTATTCGATCCCGGGACCGAATATCACGCGTTTTTTCCCGGTTTTTTTCAGGATGCCGCGCAGTCCCGGAACGGAGCGCCGCCGCGATGATGATCGGCCCGCTCGCCCGTCCGCTTCGAGTAGCGGCGGCCGTCCATGAGGATCACCTCGGTCTTGGTCACGCGCTTGACCATCGGACCCCCGGGCGGCCGGTAGATGCCGCGCCGGATGTTCGATCGGATCGTTCGCTCCTTCATTTTTCCACCTCCGGTTCGACACATTCCAGAGCCTCGGCGTCGCCCTCGTGGATCAATCGGTTGACGAGAGACGCGACCTTTCGCGGATTGAGGCCGCGCATGGCGTTGACGCAGGCGCGGGCTCGGTTGAGTGGTTCCATTTCACGTTCACAATGCGCCACGGCGAGCGGATACTTATCGGCATCCCTCAGCACGCCGAAACGCCCATTTGACTCGATAACAAAACACCAATGCTCGCCGTACTTACCGGTCATCACTAGCCCTCCTTCTCGTCCTGCCTATACGCTGCGAGGGCGTCTTGAGCCACACGACCTTGGTCGGAACAGATCGGCGCCGGTGTTCCCGGTGGATGCCCGCCGACGCGATTGTAGCGCCGCCGCTCGGCATAGAACTCCAACGCCTCAACCAACGCCGCCGCCTTCTTTCGTTCAGAGTCTATGAGTGTTTGCACGTCGACCATGAGGGCATCGAAAAGTTTTGGGCCGAGGTAGCGTAGTGACACGGCGAGCTTCTCCTTGATCTCGTCGGCGCTGGCCTGTGCATGGTCTGGCCGATGTGTATCAGCGATCAAATCGGATACCTTCTTGCTCTTGGCGGCCTCCACGGCCTCCGAGATCGCCGCGTCGATTGCGAGCGCATGGCGCTTTGGGTCGCGGAGGAGTCCGTTCTCGCCGATGATGTTGCCGATGATGATTTTCGCCCGCTCGCTCGGTGTGTCGGTCATGACTCGATCTCGCCACCGCCGAGAGCGGCGAACACCGTCTCGAAATCTTCGAGCGTCATGACCTCCGGATGACCGTCGCCCTCATTCCAGTGGACCACGAACGGCTCGGTCTTGTGACCGCCCTCCGGAAACACCTTCACGACTCCGCCCGGCTCGAAGAGGACGAGCGTGTCCGCCCATCCGCCGATCCGGCCGGCGTCGCCATGCGCACCGTGACCCTGAGCGAGCAACCGCGCTCGATCATTCGCCGGCTCGACCGACCCCCACGTCCCCCGCGTGTACACCGCTTGCGACGTCACGCGGACCAGAACATGAGGCGGCGCCGGACGCTTTCGATCGCGCTCCGCCTCCAGCACGACGAGAGCGCCGCGCTTGGTTTTCGCGATCCGAACGTCCGCGAAGTGCACCCACCGACGCGGACCGCGTTTCTCCTCGCTGATCGCCGGTGGTCGACGACGGTCGAGCGGCGCCTTTTCGAGGTGGCGACCCCGGCCCATCTCGCCGAGGAGAACCGCGTCGATCTCCACGCCACCCATCGTCACCTTGTGGACCTCGATCCCGCGCGAGGCGGTCCCGGATTCCATGCACCGGTCGTCTGCCGTGTAGAGTCTCATCCGTCGACCCCCGTTCGCTCGACCTCGACCCACTCCGAGAAATGGGTGTGAAAGTGCTGCTCGCCCGGCCGCTTTTCCGTCCATGACTTCCGGGCGACGAAGCGGTCGGTCCCAACGAGGCGACCAACCTCCACGATCTCGCGCACGCCGAGCCAGCGCACGCGGCCCGCGATCTCGATCCGGTGTCCGTCGAACCTGTCGAACTCCGTATCTGACCACTCGACGATCTCGCGACCCCATCCGTCCGCGCGCTTCGACGACGCAACGCGGATTGCGTACTGGTCCGCGTACTCCGTCAGAATCTCGGCGTGCTCCCATTTCATGCCGAGCGTCGCCACCGCATCACCCGCAACGTGCGGATCGATCGTCGTGAGGCGATGAGCGATAACCTGGCCCGGGTCGCGGATCGCCTCCGCGATCGAAACCTCCCGGCTTCCTGCGCCGCGGAGCTCCTGCCGGAAGAGACGCCACCCATACGGGTCGGCGATCACCGCGGCGAGGAGCTCGGGAGAGATTCTCGCCGCCTTTTGCTCCTCCACCCGGCGAGCGATCTCGTCGCTCACCCCGTCGAAATCGAATTTCTTCTTCATGTCGCTACCTCCTTCATGCGCCCTCGCGGGCGCGACGCATGCGACGGAGACGCCGGACGTGCCGCTCCGTCAAACCCAAGAGACCCAAAAGATGCGCGCGGGCACCGCGCGCCGTTCCGCTGAGCTGGTCTCCCTCCAGGCACCACCTATGAAGGTGTACGGAGTAGTCCGGCACCATCCCGCCCGGAGCGTGATCCGAGAACCGGAACGTCGCACGCTTTCGGCCATTCGTCGTTCGCGCGATCCGGCGCGACGACACCTCGACGTAAACCGATCCTGTCCGCGCCCGTTTCGCGTGCGAGAACACTCCGAGCTCGCTGGCGAAAGCGATGAAACTTTTGCAGTTTCTCCGGATTCGACGAATCTGCGAGCGTTCGTACTCCGTCAGACGTTCGCCGATCATGACTTGTGCCCGGATCATGACTCGTACCCCAGCGCGCGCTCCACCACGCGCGCGATCCCGAGCGCCTGACGGCGCGCGATGTTCCCACGATCGTCCGTCACGTTGAGGAGCTGGATCGCGTCCTCGACGGTCTCCACGACCTCGACTCCGTAGAGGTCCGCGTCCTCGTGATCCGCGGCGACCTCGTAGGGTTTCCCCTGATGAGGCACCGCGACGCCGAACGGGTCCGTCACGACCAGACGGGCGCCGGACTCGTCCAGCGCGGAGCACACCTCCGCGTCGCCGAAGGCTGTCGCCGCGACACCGTCGGCGAAAAACGCGAGGACGTCGCACGCCGTCTCGGCGTGGTAGATCGTCGCGTCCGGCCATCCCCCCGCCGCGCACTCGGCAAACCCGGGCGCGACTTCCTCGATGACGTGCGTGCCGGGTCCGAACACCCGGCGCCACTCGCTTTCGAGGCGGTCGATCGTGCTCTCTTGCTTCGTCATTTTGCTACCTCCGTGATTTGTGGGCCGCGTTTCCATGCTCCACTATACGATCGGTCCCGCTTTTATCCCACGGTTTCTGCGGTTTTTTTTCCTGATTTTTTCCCGGTGTCCCCAGGATCGGAATTGCGCGTGAGGTGCGGACCGCGACCGCCGCCCGCCGCCCCCGGCGGCAAACCCGCCCGCCCCCCGGGCCGCCCGGCCGCCGTGACGATCCGACACGGGCCGTCCATCGATCGAGCCCGCGCCCGGTCGACCTCGACTCGATCGCCCACCGGTGGGATATAGACGAACGTCTCATTCCCACCGGCACCGCCGAGCGCGGACCTCGACGGCCTCGGCGTCGCCATCGAGCGCCACGGAGCGCGGAACGGGCCGCGTTTCGACGATCGACCCCCGGGCGGTGCGATTCGTCGCCCATCGCGCCACGACCGCCTACGGGCCCACGAGCGCCTCGAGGACGGCGGCGAGGACCACCGGACCGGGCCCCGTCGTGGCCCCATCCCGGCCATGTAAGCCCGCTTTTACACCGTGTCCGGATTCCGGACATCCCTTGCCCCGGCGGACATTCGCGCGCCCTCTCGCGGAAAGCGGACCGCTCCTAACTCAAGCCCCCCCAAGGAATAGTGGCCACTAACTTTTCGGAGCCCTGGCCTATTGCGTAAAACTCCCCACCCGGTAGAGGTTGAAATCGTGCGGAAAACGTGTTAGGGATGTACCGATTTCCTCGCGTGGATGTGGTCCTCGGATTCATGACGAGCTGACCCGGTGGCGGTCGCCGGCTTCGGCGTCATGCGCCTCGATGTCGGCTTCGCGCCGAACCGACGCAACCGACGAAAAAGGACCGCCGGGAGAGGTGGATTCCCGACGGTCCGCGCGCGGCCTGGACCCAAGTGTGAGCTGGGCTCTCCACCCGGCGTTTAACGCCCGCCGGGACGGCTATGGACAAACCAGGTTTTGGCGAAACGCACGCCGACGCTACCGAATCAGAGGCGCCGCGTCAAGCGGCATCGCCCTACCAGAGCTCGGAGACGGCGGAGAAGTGCGGCGGAGGTAGGAGTCGCGGGCGGCGTCGCGGATGGAAAAGGCGCGGACGCCACTACCGCCTGACAGCAATCGTGGCGCCCGCAGATGGTCCAGCGACCGAGTATCGACGTCGAAAGCTAGGGTCTGTCGCAAGGCTCGCAATCTTCGAGGCTCGACGATAGCACGGTCGGACGGACGAAAAAAGGACCGCCCG